CGACCTATCAAATGTTTCTTACCGGGGCGTATAGCAGCGAGAAACATCGCAAGTCTAGGTATGCTATTTACTGGCTCGGGCATTCTTTGTAATGAGTTATAGTGATTGCCTAGATGTATTAACTGTTCAACAAATTTACTATCATTCAACATAGACCAATTTGGTTCACGCATCAACTCAATTAAATGCTTTTCGTCTTTGACTTGATTATAAACGTGTACGTTTAGTATGTCTAATTTAAAATAATCCCGCTTTTCTGCTAGTTCATAGTCTAATGCAGACATATTATTGATAGGGTCATATGGAATTTCAGTAATGTAAATACCAGTATTGTGCTTACGCACTTCTGTTTTTCTAATGCTAGCAGGTACGTGTGCTATCAAAGATAAAAGTTTATCTCTGTCGCCCAAATCAATATCAATGTCGCCATTAAATTTCATTTAAATCTCAATAAAAATAATAACTCTTTTTGCTCATCACGTATTTCAACATAAATCTTTGGTGGATTACCTGCTATTCTAAAAATCCAACTTTCTAAATCTTTACTGCGCCACTCTATAAATTGACTTATGCTACTACTGTTATATTTTTCACCGTTCTGCGTGTAACTTTCTTGCACGTTATCTATTAGCCAATTCAATATTTCTTTATAATTTTTATAGGGCAACTGATGCCTTCTCATGTTTTATTCATGCCAAGTTTTTTATAAGCATTTTGTACAACAATAGCCTGTCGTTCTGCGTCATCTACTGCTCTGTGGCTAGTAACATGTCCACCGTCTTTTAATTTAACGCCGGCAAGTTCGTAAAGAGTACGTGTATCGCGCACAGTATAGAATGGCCAAGGTATAGGATTAGGTCTGTCAGTCAATGTCTGACGCATAGCAGTTTCACAAGCAACAACGTCAAATGGCGCGCCGTGACTCCATACCCTTGTTCTATTCCATCCTATATTGTATAGTTCTAACATGCAATCACGCAAACTCATGCGGTCATTGTCGCTCATGGCTTCTTCTAATGCTTCAGGACTTTGTTCGCTCCACCAGCGAATCGTATCGTCATTTATGATGCGATTATATTGTTCAGTCTGATCTTCAATCGTTGGGCGTAATGTCCAGCGTTCAGCCACACCCTCTCCGTATGGGTCGAATCGTACTATACCAATAGTGAGTATGACACAATAGGGACTTGTGTCCAAACTCTCAATATCGATCATTATATCATTTGCCATACTTAAGAATATACACTATAAACTTCTTTTCGTCAAGTACTTTATAATCATCGGTCATCATGCCCTGATTTGTTTCGATTGGCTGAAACCCATATTTGTTTTCTAACCATTTTGTATATTCTCTATGGTCTCTGCTGCCCGTTTCGTTGATGAATTCTAATTTAAGATTCTTTAGATTTTGCCAATACTTCATGCGTGACTTCCTTTTTTCAAGGTTTTCATCATCGTCATCGTAGTCTTGGAAATCTTTAGGGACGTTTACCATTGCTTGCCCAAACGTTGTCTACGCGACTTACTTCATCCATTATAGTATTGTCTAAATAATTAATCAACAATGCCGGTCTAGGTAACGCTGACGGATTAGGCATGCTACTATGCAACACTCGGCAGTTATAGAACAGTAATGATCCAGTAGGCATGTTAGGTTGAATACAGTTTTCTTTAAACCAGCGATCAAACTTGCCTTGATAACATTGATTTATATCGTAGTTTCTTTTCTGACTATATGGTACTAAACCTGTGCTGCCGTTTTCCTTATTGATATCATACAGTGAAATGATGCATTGAATTCCTAATAGTCTAGGATCATAATTGTACTTACTAAATCTATGAGGAGTATCAACATGAGGATTAATCCAATTACTACCGGGATTAATAGTAACTGTATCGCTTATATAGTGCGATAATCTTGGAAAGTTTTGTGTGATCAATGGGTCAACAAGCCTTCTAATTTTTATTACCTCATCAAAATCATCTACTGCTTGACTCCAATATACGCTTATGTCTGGTAGATTTTTTATGTCATCACGTTCAGCATATTTCTTATCGGCACTACTCGCTCGTACAGGTTTCAAGTCCATCATTCTTGCTTTGAATGCAGAAATAAGCCAAGATGGTATGAAACTTTCTAATAACACATACCCAGGACCTGTAACTAATTTTTCTTTTATTGACTCTATCATTCTACTTTTAACGAAAATAATATGGCATCAACTTCATCCTTAAAATAAAAGTCCATGCTCTGTTCACATATACCCGTATGGAATTTGTCTCCCGGCAATCCGAATAAGTCGATGGCTACAGCCCCTATCTCATTCCAACTATTATTATATCGTTGCCAATCTATGCTGACACGATATTTATTGTCGTCAATAACCACCGGCACTTAACAACTCCTTGACTTGTGAAATTATGTTTTTATTTTTATTGAATTTAATTGCCCATTGTTCGGGATTAATATAATCTAATATCATCTTTTGCTGCGTAGCATCTAGTTTTTCAATGAACTGCAATCCACTTTCGCTATGATATAACATCCAAGGACTTATCATACCCTTTGTGATTTCATAACAGATACTATTACGATTGCCATAACGTAACACATCTTTAGTTAGAATTTTACTTTGTTGTGCAAGTGCAATAGTCGTTTCGATACTACGTGCAATTGCATCTAATGGATCTTCTGATCGCAAATAATCTATGATAAATTTAGTGTAATGACTGTCACGGTTCCAAGTATCGATACTTATCTGATTCTTCAGTAACCAGTCTACATACCTACTTACATTAATTACTTGAGTATCAACACAGTAATTACCGAACTTAACAAATGCTGTATAGTATGCACTCTTAGCAAAATCCATGTATTCTCTTTTCTTCTTTGTACTGTTTTTATTATAGAACTGTATCCAAGAATTAAATCCTACACGATTACCATGCTTTTCTCTATCTTGCCAGCGGCGTTTAGTCTCACACAAATGCTTGAGCATCGTGTTTTCACGTATGAACTCGCGCTCACAAAATTCACAACTAAACTTTTTAGTTGCCTGAGTCATCTATGTGCTTCTCTATTTCTTCTATGGATACAAGATTGCACAATAACTGCAAATCAGTATCCTTCATTGAAGGATATAACTTTTTAAGATACTCTTCAATCAAATTACTTTCAGATTGTTTATTAGGTTTGATATATTGATGAAATTGTTTCTGACCTAAACTGCTAGCACACAACATCATCCATTGTAGTTTAGGATGCTTGATAACATTTTCATTGAACAAGTGCTTGTTGGCAAATTCATTTGTGCTTAATGCATGGAACTGCTGTAGTGAGCCGCTTGCCTTAACTGCACTCATCCATTTAATCGTCTTAAACGGACTGAACTTTTTCTTTTGTTCTTCAGTCAAACGATCATAGTAGCCATAGTCCTTACGATCAATGGCGGCGAGGGCTTCAAACAAGTCAAAGTCTTGTTTCTCAAACTTTTCTTCAGTTGGTGTCTTTGCTTTCGCCATACAATTCTACTACAGCATTATCTCCCCAAATCTGAGCATAGTCAAGTGCTTCTTGTTCCGTCTCAAACAGTTTAGGCTTTAAGTGAAACTTGCTATCGCCTTCGGTCACCCATAAGAATTCACCATCAGGCCAATAAACTTTTACGCCATATTTCATCAAAATACCTGATTATAGTCAACAATCTCACAGTTGCGACTTATCTCTTTGACGAAATAAACACAGCGCGGCTTATCTCCATCATCAATTGGAATACATAGAAATTGGCCATTGCGCAATCTAGGGGCATACCAAGTTACGTCATGGTAGATATCAACGATCTCGACCGGCAAAAATGTAGGACTAAATGAACTTAGTGGGTTGAATTCAAACGCACTAAAGCCGCGATCATTGAGACTGCTTAATGGCAATGTTTCTAAATCACCATGTTCTTTTTCACCGATCAATATCTGCCAATCTAATGGCATCTTAACGGTGCGATTACCGATCTTTAGTACAAGTGCCGGGGCATTGAAACTTTCTAAAAAGATTAATGGAATATAGTGATAGTCTACGTTCTGCGGATTACTATTGTCCAAGATAGCGAAACGCAAATCGTCAATCTCATCAGGTAATGTTTCTAAATTATAATATCTATTTTCTAATGTTAGGATTCTCATGTTGTTATTTTACGACAAAAATTTTTAATAGTCAAGTTTCTCTAATGTAAATGGGTACTTTGCTTCCTTGTAATATGCTTTGCGTTGTGTCAAATGACGTTTGGCAAATTTACAATCGCTTGTGATATCCCAAATTTCTACGTGATCCTTATCTTCCGCTTTACGAATACCACGACCAATACTTTGGATAACTCTTACAAATGACTTGCCGGGTTCAATAAGAACAAGATTGAAAATGCGGGGTATATTAATACCTACAGCAGCGACTCCGTAAGTGGCAATAATGACTTTGGTATCGCTAGTCTTTACTTCATCATACTCTTCTTTACGCTCAGTAAGTTTTGTTTCGCCGCTAATGAATACGCTATCTTTTAAACGCGATTGTAGTTCGCGCCCAGCGTTGACACGATCAACAAGAACTAGTGTGTTCCCGCTATCTTTAATCTTGTCAACTAGGGCTGCAATCTTGTCTAATCGTTTTTCATCTTCAAGCAAATGTTTAAGTTCGCTTTGATAGTTCGTAAACTCAACACCGTCTTTCAACTGTACGATATTGACATGACATTGAGCAAGCACACCCTTTTCCTGTAACTCTGCTGCGCTAAGTTTGCCGATAACAGGACCTAGACTTACAAGTAATGATACTTGTTCATACGTAGCCTTAGGAATAGTTCCAGTCAGTCCCCAGCGTATAGGAATATGACTGAATGGGCCAGTCAACAATTGCTTGAGCGCATCAGCCTTGGCCATATGCACTTCGTCAACCATGACACAAATAACACCGTCAATAAACTCTTTGATATTGACCTCTGCTTCGCCTGCCTTAGTGTTCTTCAATAGATTATT